TTATCTGACAGCGTGTCTTCAAGACCATACTTCTTGCACAAGAAAGAATAGTATTCCTTCAAGCCCTGAGTATTCCAGGACATAGAGAAACCGTTTTCGCTGATTGAAGTGGCTCTAAGTAATAGAGAGGGGATGAACTTCGCCATAGCCACCGACACGAGACCGATGTTTGACAGGTCCATCTCATCCTCTCCGCTTATTTCTGAAGACAGACTTATCTCCAAAAGGTCAGCCTCCGACAAGTTGATGCCGAAGGTCTGAAACTTCTGTGATATGTAGTCTTTTACTGTCATGCGTTCATTGTTGTCAAGTCGATGTTCACAATCTGGTTCGGGTTCGCAATCTGCGGAATCCACTCCGCGGTGTATTCCAGATAACGGCCGTTTCCATCCTTGTAACCGGAGATGAGCATATCACCGTCAGCCTGAGTATAGTTGCGGCCCGGTACACCGTCAACAGCTTCGTAAGGAGTGTGGAAACGCATGTAACCAACCTTATCCTGAGGAAGCAGTGTAATATGGTCATCAGCGTAAATCTGTACGTTCTTGCCAGACTGGTCAAGAACATAATCTTCCTTGATTTCAATAGCCGGCAGACCAATACCAGTAAAGACGGTGGAAGCCAGTTGAGAGGTAATCAATCCGGTTGACATATACATCTCGTTACCGGTAAGCTGCATCTTGAACTTATCACCGAACTCACTCGAACCGATAATATTTTTCACGAATGTTCCTCGTGACATAATCATCTTCGGGAAGTTGCCGTAAGTGGCCTTCAATTCATTAATCTGCTGCTGCAGGTATGTGATGAAGTTGGCCTTCGCTCCGGCTTCGGGGGTAATGAACTTGAACGGAAGTTCGATATCCAGCAGGTCGATTCCTCCGGCATTGTCGTCCTTGTTTTTCACTTGAGCCTTACCTGTCATCAGCAATGAACCGACAACGATGTCCATGCGCTTATGTGCGGCAAGGAGTACCTGACGATAGTCATCGTAGATGAAATTCACGATGTCCTGCATGGCGGCAACTTGGTCGGCAGCCTTTGCGGCATTGAACTTGTCAACCAAGTCCTGCAGTTCAGACAAGCGGTCAATGGAAATCTGGTAACGGTCACCTAAATAGGCTATCTCACCATATCCAGAACCGATGTTCCTACGCTCACGGATAGGTTTCTCCCCGTAGCGTGAGTTGATAGAACCGGCCATCACGCCAGTAACCTGACCAATATAGTCTTTGAACACACGAGTTGTCGTTCTACGGAAGTCCAGGTACTGCTGCCAATATATCGTATCCTTACGAGTCTGAAGGACGCGTTGGATAACAGCACTTACGATATTAGGATCGTTAAACAGTGTATAAATAGTTAGCATCATATCTTTGTTCTTCTTTTTTATTTACTTGCTATAATACCAGCTGCTCTCAATGATGCAAGAAGAGCATTAATTTTGTCTTTTTCATCTCCGCCTGAAGCATCATCAACTTTTGCACCCTGTTTTACCAGTCCCAAGGTGCTTGAGTTAGCTGCCTGATAGGTAGTGTTATTGTCTGTCCACGGAACTTCGACATAAGCTTTGCCGCCTTCCAATGCCACCGGATATTTCTTTCCGCTTTGGGTAAATCCTAATTGAATTCCTCCCATTACGGAATCCGAAGCTTCAGGCAGTTCATATGAAACACCAGCTGGTGACTGAACACCTGCAGCGTTGAACTGGAAATGCGGCATGTTAGCCTTGTCGATGTCTGAGAATGGCATGGCTAACTTGGTAGGTTCTATTTCAAACGCACGCATCAAAAGGGCAACCAGTACAATGCCATTCTCTACTTGTTTCCTCTCATACAAGGCGGAGTTTGCAATAACTTTAGGTGTAGTACCGCTAACTTCTGTAGCTTCATAAAGTATTGTGCCGGCCTCTAAAGTTTCGCCGAAGTCGGCAGCCAACGTCAGTTTATCGAAGGCTTTGTCTGATTTGTCAATGTCGTTAATGGTTGCTCCATGTGCACCGTTACCAAGATGCATACCTTTGTAAGCCAAAGAGTTTTTCTTAATCTTCAACGTGGTATTGGAGCCTGTCGTGAACTTCTCATATACTTCTACACGGATTGCCACCTGGGCTGTTTTCTTCACCAGGTCAGCGGCAATAGGTGTAAAGGATGGTAAAAACGAGCCAACAACAAGGTTGGTCGTATACAACTTGTAAGGCCCTCTGCGTCTTACACCGGTAGAAACATCGTAGCGTTCCTCGATTGACGGTTCCGGCTCAATGTTATACTTAAATCCTGCTGCCATAAATTACTTGTTTTTTTGTTCGACAATTTGTTTGGTGTCCGCCTCAATCATTTTGGCGAACTCACTTGCTTCCTTATCCTGCTTTTGTTCTGCAGTTTCAGGGGCTTGTGCGAATTTGAAGCCGCTGTTAGACATATCCTGTTTCATGTCCTTGAAATAAGTGTCCAAGTCCGTGTTCTCTGGAATGTTGCGGTCCTTCAGCATAAATTCGGGAATACCGTACTTTTTTGCTACCTCCGAAATCTGAGAATTGCGCTGCGCCTGCGCTTTTTCTGCTTCGTATGCAGACAGTTTTTCAGAAAGACTTTTATTGGAATCAATTAGAGCTTGAGCCCATGCAGGAACTTCGTCTTTTTTCTCATCTTTCTTTTCGTCTTTCTTTTCTTCCGGGTCCTCGATTGGTTTTCCGTCTTTCAGTCTATGCTTCTTCTCGTAGTTTGAAACAGCGGAAGTCTGTGCCTGTCCTGCACGGAAATCACCATAATTTTGCATCACGTCCTGAAATGAAATACCCTCAACAATAGAGGTTACCTTCGTTTCGTCCGTTACACCCTCAGCCTTTTTCGTAGCTATACGGGTAAGTGTGGCAGTATCCACCCCAGCGAATTTCTGTTGCAGTCCTGCCAAAATTTGTTCAAAGATTGTCATACCGTATGAGTTTGATTAATAATTTCATACGGTAAATTTACTTATATAGAAAGGGAATGTGAAATTTTAAGGCTAACGATACGAAACAATTAGGGGAATGTTCGTTTTTAGGCAAAAAGAAAGCGTGACTACCTAGTAATCACGCTGAAAAATCATTTTTTTTGAGCTCTTAAGTTCACCATTACATTTTTACCATATTCTGTTAAAATCCAATATGTATATATCCCATCAACTTTTATGGTATCTGTTGCTATCAATTTTAATGCCATAAGTTGAATCAATATAGTTTGAAAATCATCGTTGATAATATCAAAATGTTCCCCTAATAGGTTTTTAGTCATTTCTGAATACATGGTATTTTCATAAGTCGGACTTAGTAACAATGTTGATATTGACAAAAATATTTCATTCCAACTAACTTCTTTTTTATATATTTTAGCTTCGTTCTCATAAGATAACAATTCATAATCATGCGTATAATGAATGGTAAATTTATCTTCTCCTTGTTTATATCTTTCTGTTCCTTCTGGTATCTGAAAACTTAATGCCCTAATTTTAGATTTCAATAGATCATTCTCCTTACGGAGAGAAATAAGTTCTTTGTTGGCTTCTGCCGAAGACACTTCATCAGCTTTCACCCAACCTGTTCTAGGATGCGATTTTATTAAAGAATTTAAGCTTAAAATTACTTGTGATGACAACTCATCAGCATTTTCCCAAAACTTACATAATTTCTTTTTTATGCAAGATTTAAACTTCTCCAATTTTTCACGTTTTAATGACTCTTGTTCATATTTAGCAGCAGGAAGTGAATCCGGATGCTTATGTACAAATGATATTACTGGAACTCCTTGTTCAACGGCATATTCAAATTCTTTTTGTGTATAGCTTTTCCCTGATTCTTCTTCAATAGAGCCATACCTTCCTGCAACTATTAAAACATAATAATCACATTCTCTAATAAGGCTTTTAATAACCTCCCATTGAGAATCATCAGAAGCATTGAAATATTCCATGCCAACAGGAAAACAATTCATCTGTAAAAGAGCTTCCATTACTTTCTTACGTTCTTCCTGCAAATCTTCGTATGTTGAACTAACAAAAACCTGATATTTTTTATCCATAATCACAATAAATTTATAGCTGCCAGTTCCTCTGTCAGCGCATTAATACCTTTCTGAATCTTCTCCAACTGCTGTTTACGTGGCTTATGTACTCCAGCCGCATAGTGCCACAACTGGCGTTCATTGATTCCGGTTATCCGGCTCAGAGCGGCTTTGGTGAAAATACTGCTGTAATAATTAATGAAAGTGGCTGCATCTATCTTGAACTTCAGAGTGAACTCTCCTTTGAGAACCTCACAAGGGTTCGGATTGTCCTCCAGATACAAATCTATGGCTTCCTTCATGTTCTCCTCAATTTCCCTTATGTTATTACCGACAGTAATAACTGGAGCATCTTCAATGTAAGCACTGAGATTATTCCCAGCATGTTCGACAATCACTTCTACAGTTCTCATATTGACCTCCATTTTATAGTTTAACAAAAGAGGCGGGGGCTATTTCAGCCCCGCTTGCCTCAAAATGCTGTAATAAGTGCCTTTTTCAACGCCTTTCTTTCCATGATTCGGAACGACTACCGTTATTCCATCTTTCTCAAACTTCATGTGGCTGCCCTTCTGGCTCTTTAGAATGAAGCCGTTGTCAAGCAACATAGTTACAACCTCTTTAACTGATTTGTAACTCATAGCGTTTACGACTTAATTACAATGCAAATATAGTAAAAATACGAACAAGTACAAAATAAATATTCGTATTTTTACTATATTTATAATAAATAGAGATACTGCAATACTACATAATACAAATAGTATTATTTTACAAACGATTCTTTCCGTTTATTTCATTAATTTTCTTTTGTTTCTCAATGTCATTCTTCTGTTTTTCTTCCTGCTCCTCCTTGATGGCTTCAATCTCGTCCAAAACAGAATCCACGTTCCCCACAAAAGTAATAGCCCGTTGCTGCGACCATATTTCACCATCTTTGGCTTTGATGGCTGTGTCAATCTTGTCTTTGATGTCCTCCAGCTTATATGGCTGCATCTGAACATCTATATCAATTGTCTCGGAGGCTGCTTCAAGAGTTGTATTAACTGAGCCTAAAGCGGAAGTCAGGAAATTTACACGCCGTTGCATGAATTCGCCGACAGTTTCGTTCAGATTCTCCACATTCAGATGGGTGGACATAAATACATAATCGAAAGTTACACCGGAAACAGCATTGCCTGTACCTTTCAGCGCGTCGAAGGATATACGCGGCGTATTGGTTAATCCATAAATCTGACTCAGTAAGGTCTCAACCTCGAATTTAACTGTATCAGGGACCTGACTCCATGTCAGATATTGGGCATTAGCTCCCTGCCCGGTCAGCTCGACCACTCGGTTCTTGAACTCACCAGAGAAATTCTGCACATCTCCAAATAACATTAGGATAGGGAAGAAGTGGTAGTCGATGCAGTCCGCATAGTTTGAAAGAAGTTTCTCCAGTCTTACTCGGAGACTCTTGATCTTTTCACAATACGCTTCCGGACGGTACATGTAAATTACAGGGAGTTTCTTGAATCCATGAGCGAACGATCCTTTGTCTGTCCAATTACTTGTCAGTTCCCACTGATAAACCATATCCTTGGTGATGGTCATAAAGCAGGTAATCTCCACATCATCCAAATCTTTCTTCTTGTATTCACGGGAGAGGGCTACCAAATCTCCATTGTCATTGAAGAAAGGATAGAGCTTGTCTCCGCGGAACGGGGACCAGATGGCACTCTTCAGACGATATTCTGGTTTTGATTTGCCGAAGATTCCGGCAACCTTGCGCTTAAGCTTTGCCCAGAAGCCGTCGTCCTTCACCACATACCAGTATTCTGCCACTTCCTGCTCTGACAACCATGCTCTGACAACCTTTTTGTTCTGATACTTCAGCTTGTTTTTCTTGAACACTTGTTTCAAAGCTGAAAGAAGACTTTCTTCTGACTGGTCCGGCTGACAGTCAAGCGTCGGCTCTGTTCCTACTGTGAAAGCTGTCTGAATGTTTACGATGTCCTGCTCGATAGGAAGGGCTATTCTATTTGGTTCAACTTCTTTCTTAACCGCCGGCTCAATGTATTCTTTACCTGTTGTCGGGTCGGTTATTCTTTCTTCAGGCTTGGTGGTGATTTTTATTTTTGGGTATTTCTCCTCGTCAATCACTATCTCATGCCTGTTTGGATTCCAGTCATTATAAAGAGCATGAGCATTGGGATGTTCTGTTTTTCTTCCTTTCTTCAGATAGTAGATTTTTCTCTCTATCTCAGGTATCGCTAAAATTTCCTCTAAAGTTCTCATATACTAAAATTTAATGTCCAAATACTCCTGAAATGTCTTTCGGTTTCATAATCCTGCCTAGAAGCTCTCCCAGCACATAATACCGCGCAGCGTCAATGCCATGGTTATCGTGGTCTTCCGGCTCGTTGATGTAGTTTCCGTCCTTATCTTTTGCCCAGACATAATTCCTAAATTCCCGTTGAAGGTTGTACGAACGTTTGGTGATGAAAATTTCCATGCCTTGCATTTTATCTATACCAGCGTTAATGGATCTTGGTCCCTTCTCGACGGGATAGATCTTGATTCCACCGTTACTGATTTCCTGAATGAGTCGCGGATCTGCACTGTCTGCTATCACTTTCAGGTTCCAGGGGCGAAGAGTCTTAATAATATCACTAGATAGCAATCCGGTTCTATAATCCACTTCATCCAGATAAAGAGCATTGTCGATGATTCCGCATCGGATAGCTGCTGTGGGGTCATTGGTATAACCAAAATCCTGTCCGATAGCCACCTTCTTGCACCACATCGGGAACTCATCCACGATACCCCATTTTTTGAACACGGCACCTTCGGCAACGTCTGCCCATCGTCCGATGACAGTATGGGCGTACTTCTCAGGATTTTTTTTCTTCATTTCCTGCACTTCATTTAGGAATTCAGGAGAAAGGTTCTCAAGATTATCGAAGTAAGTCGTGTGGATATGAAGGACATTAGGGTGGGTGGATATTTGTACCTGCACTCCATCAATCTCCATAAGCTTGTGGGTGTTCTCGATGAACCGCTTGTAGACCCAATGGTTTGAGTCCGTGGGGTTCATCACAATAATAATGCGGTTCTGTATTCCTTTTTGGCGAATAGAGAGCATGATGGTTTCGAACTCTTTCTCCGACACCCACTCCTCGGCTTCATCTACTACGAATGTGGTTATGCCGTGGATGGATTTCAGCTTGGCTGTCTGCACGCCTGATGATGTCTTGATGCCTCGAAACATGGCACATCCGCCGCTGCGAAGGTTCTTCACATCCGTTTTGGTACTTCTGAAATACTTGGAGTGACCGTCCAAATCCACCTTCTCCATAAACTCAGGGATAACGGAGATATGGGCAGAGACCATAGTGTAACGGGTGTACAGAACCTGATGGACGATACGTTTTTCAGGCGAAGGGTGACGTACCTCGAAAAGCAATCGTTCGATGAACGTGGACACATTGAACGACTTGCCGCTGCCACGGCCTCCGGTAACGAGGATAATAAACTTGTCCTTGTTGTGATAGAGTGGTGCATATATTTTCTGGGGCTTAATCTTCACTTTCGTTCTCCTCCATCCATTTATCAATGTCAATGCCGTTCTCGCGGTGAAGGTCTGTTTCCTCATCCTGCCGACGTTCAATCTTTCTCCACTCTTCGTCATGATGATACAACCAAACAGACATGGCCTGAAGGTTGGGAGCCAATTCGCTTTCACTCACTTGAAGTTCTTCTTCGCCGGTTAGGTTTCCATTCTGGTCTTTCAGTTTCCTCACTACAGTACTCTTGGGTTTGATACCACCTAAAGCCATTGCAAGGAACTTTGCACGCACTGTGGCTGTTACTGTCGCACGCCCGCGCGCTAACACTTCGCTTAATTCGCAGTGCTTACTCTTCTTCTCACTGAATGTTTGGGGGCATAGGCCTAAAGCGAAAGCAATCTCTTTGTCCGTGAATCCCTTCTTGGCATACATTTCCACTTGAGAGAGAAACTCCTCGTTCTTGTAGTCAAATTTTGGTTTTCTTCCAGTATGTTTACTATGTCGAGATTCACTTTTCATAATCATTCAACTCTTTCTACCTGTTCATCGAATACTTCGCCTTTGATAAATTTGGCGTAAGGATCGTAACCAAACCTTTCACAGAACGCAGCTTTGGCTTCAAACGTATCGAAGGAAAGCATCAAGTAAGCATCCATATCCTGAGCCTGCTTTTGGGCTGCTTCCTTTACCTGTTGCTTTACGTCCTTCATGTGTGCCACCTTTTCGGCTCTTTCCATCTGCTTGGCAGCTTTCTCGGCTTCTTTCTGTTCAGTTAATGGAGCCATCATATCCTCCAAAGCGTCCGCAATGGAGTTTTCTTCCTCTGTTTGGAGAAGGAAATCACAACCGATAATGTTCAAGTCTGCTGCCGTTAGTCCTGCATCCTGATAGTCAATATCAGGGACCAGTCGAGCCAAAGCGTCAAAATCCCAGGTTCCTTGCGCGTTCGGGTTGTTCATCAGAATGTTCAATTCCTTTTCCTGCTTTTCGTCCACGTCAATTACATCGACACGGAGCCTGTAGTCGTTTTCCGGGAATTTTTGAAGTTCATCCATAACCGTCAGGCGTTGGTGCCCAGACACAACAGTAAGTCCGGTCCGCTTGTTGACTACGATTCCACCAACCAAACCGAATTTCTTGATCCCCCGTTTTAACGTTTTTCGTGATTCCTCGGATAGCTTCCGGGGATTATAATCCGCAAAGTGAATGACGGAACGGTTAAGTTCTACCGATTCACTTTTTATGTACTTGCTTAGTTCCATGCCTATTGCTTTTGTTTATGCTCCCAAATGATCCTCTCAGCCATCGGGAACACTTTGTATATTTTCTGTAAATCTTGTGGGTAGTTCTTCTCCAGCCATAGTATGCAATCCAAGTTAAAGCCTACACCAGAACTTGCTTTCAGTGAATATCTCACCGGTTCAGGCAATCCTTTCTGTCTCATGTATGACAGGATATCTTTCTGCGTCCAGTCGGCCAAGGGATAGCACATGCCATTGTTCTCATACTTGTTGGCTTCATAACCTTTCAGCATCAGGCGGCGGTTCATACCGTCGGCCTTCTTCATGCCTAAAAACGTGTAATAAATCCCATATCTGAGCTGCATGGCTTTTACTATATCAGCCAGTTTTAGAAGCTTTACTTTAGGATTGGGTACGCAATACATACCGCCACGAAGAATGTAGGTCAGGTTCCAGTGTGGCACCTGAATAAACTCTATTTTAGGATATTTGGCCTTTACCCAGCCTATCCATCGCTCAATGTGTTTTAAGCCTTTGACGAAGTACATGAACACACAAACAATCCGGTCAAATTTAGGATAGATCATGTCCAGCAAGACCAAAGAATCCTTACCCAAAGACAGAAACAGCATAACCTCGTCAGTATTTTGCCTGACGAGGTCAATATAGCTGTATGTCCTGTCTTGCAGTGTCATTATCCGCCACTCATACCAAGTCCGACACGGACGTTATAATACTGCTGTCTGCGGTTGATGAATCTGCCACGTTGCGACAAACCTCCATTTTCTGTGGTCAAGCCTCTACGGCCGCCACGATAACCGCCTGTTGAAAATGTGCTTCTGTTTACTCTGACTCAGCGTAAAATTTAAATTAAACATGTTTTTCTATCACTCTGCCAAGGTTATAGACTACCTGTGCTGCCAAATAAATCTCACCTTGATGGGTGTATTCAATCAAGTTGTGGTTCTCGTCTTCAAACAGCTCAATCTTTGCGTCTTTGACTTCTACCAGTGCGCTGGTTCTGCCTTTGTTGTAGCCAACAAAGAACTGAATAGCATCATAGTGTCTCGGCTGCAGCTCACCATTAACCTCTACACAAAAACCGTCAGCGTCAAGCTGGCAGTATTTCTTTTGTGTTGTTGGTCTGATCTCTCTGTATTCTTGACGTTTCTTGCCTGATAGGATTTCGTCAAAGAATTTCTGTTTGATGATAAGATTAAGTATTTCCATAATCGTGATATATATTTTATTTAGTTGCGGATGCCGGATTCGAACCGGCGACCTCTACCAAGTCAAAGTAGCGAGCTGACCACTGCTCTAATCCGCGATGGTACCTTTTCACAAAGATACCTAATTATGAAGACAATTTTGAATAACAATTCTACACATACGAAACAATAAGCCAATTGTTCGTTATTAATTCCCAAGCATGTTGCTTTATGATTTGGTCTGCTGTGTTTTCAGACCTAACAATTGTCTGGTTCTCTCTACATCAATGAAGTTTGTCCATCCTGCATGATGCAGCTTTATGGCTGCCTCTTTTATCGTGATATCGCCACATGACACCTTTTCTTTCAAAGACTGTAATATACTTTTCATAACCATCTTAGATTTGAATAGTATATGCCATTCAGTATTTTATAATCACCAAATAATCTCACTTCGCCCTGGTACATCATGGCAAACCTTGAATAACCGCAAATCTGCTTTATAGCCCAGTCTGCCTGCTTTGTTCCATATCCAAACCGCTGTATTTCTGGGTAAATTTTCATTCTGAAGGCAATTTCGCTGTCTGTCATGTCCCCAACGGGGTAAACGTTTAAAGTCCCATTGTGAGCGAAATAAACGCCATTCTCTGTAAACGGATGACAGTTGGCCCGGCATATTGAGCCATGAGTGGCAAGTCTGAAATGTATAATGCAGTCTTCGTCATCTCCGACCTCCGAGAGGTGGCGCAAGAATGTACGATAGTCCAAACCCTTATGAAAATGATTGGTTGAAACAAAACCGTAGCCGTTGTGGTTGAGTTTTTTGATTTTTGAAAGAATGTCCAGGCTCGGCATCTGGACACCTTTAGGCTTGTATATAATGCAACACATATTGAATTTATTTTAATTGTGCGAGGTTCATGCAAGAACCTCGGCACGTGATTTGAAAAATGATTTTTCTTTGGCTGTCAAGAAAGGTATCTCGTCAATTGAGCTAACCTCTGAACTCAATACGTTCTTCTTAGACCATGCAACCAGCTTAGCACAAAAGTTCACCCAGTTTGAAATTTTTTCAAAGTCTGTAGAGCCTTGATGCTGTCTGAACTCAATTGTTCTGTGGCGTGAATAAGAACATGCATTCACCTTGAAATACCTGTTGCCGTTCATGGCATCTAAAATGTCTGATTTTGTAGTACACCATGTAAAGTCATAGCCTTGCAGTGTTCTGCACCATCTGCTGTTGTTGGCACGCCTTGACCTTGCCATGAACGTGTCTATAATTCTCTCTAACTTCTGATAGTTCTTAAATACGTTGATATAAGCCTCGTCAGACAAGTTCTGTGCGCCTATATGAACATGAAGGCCTGTAGACCTGTTGACCTGTGCGTTTGCCTCATTCAAAGCCTTGCAGCAGGTTTCTAGGCTTTTCATGCCTGCCTTGCCTGTAAGTACTGGCGACACACATTCTATTGGGTTGCTGCCCATTATGGATGAATCAGACACGAACTTGTAGTAGTGGTTGTTGTCTGTGTGGTTGTAGCCCTCATACTGAAATGGCATTGCGTTTCTTGTAGCACATTCACGCATAATGCTTGCAGCGACAAGGCATTCTATCTCAACGCCAAACGTGAACTTGTGTGATTCTCTTATAGGTTTCGGCAGTTCTGAAAGAAGAAGCTCAATCTCATACTTTCTCAAACCTAACTTTATGAAAGCAGCTTTCTTTGTTGCCTTAGAGCCTTTCATGTTCTTAATCTCGTCAACTTGTTCATTCAATGTCTTCATAATTTAAATATTTATTAATTATACTATTTGTTTAATTTTTACTGTGCAAATATACAAATAGTATAATTGTTTACAATAAAAATTTTAGTTAATAAATATTAATTATTAAACTAACTATATTATTTCTTGAACTTTCTTATACTTATTATTATTTTATAAGTATATTTGCAACATAAACAAAGCGTTTAATTATGAATTTAAGAATAAAAGAAATTTGTCGAGAAAGAGGTATTATGCTTAAAGATCTTGCAAGCATAATAGGTATTACAGAGGTCGGATTATCTAAATCACTTAATGGAAATCCTAACATAAATAGGCTTGAAGAAATTGCAAATGCTTTAGAAGTGCCTATAACAGAACTCTTTGATAAGCCCAAAGAGGGCGTAATATATTGCCCCCATTGTGGAAAAGAAATTAAGTTAGATATTAAAATTTAGATTATATGGCACTAATAGAATGTCCAGAATGTCACAAAGAAATAAGTGACAAAGCATTAGCCTGTCCCCATTGTGGTTATCCCATAATACAGGAGAACAACAAAGATGAATATTTATGTTGCCCTAAATGTCATTCCAGAGAACTTCACTCAGAGCAACAAGGTTTTAGTGGAGGAAAAGCCTTAGCTGGTGCCGTTTTAGTTGGTGGGGTCGGAATTTTAGCAGGGACAATTGGAAGCAAAGATGTCAATATTACTTGCCTGAAGTGTGGCCATAGATTCAAAGCAGGTGAAGCTTTGGTTGAAAAAGGAGAAAGTGGACAAAAAGAAATGGAGGGTAAGATTGCATCACTTTTAAGAGATGATAAATTAGTCGATGCACTTAACTTATACAGAAACGAAACCCATCAGGAATTTAAGCCGTCAATGGATTACATCCACGAAGTGGCTCGCAAGTACAATATTGAAATCAAACAAAACAAAGGTTGTTCAATATTACTTGTATTTTTATTGATAATCGTTTCATCTTTTACAATTCTATTTTGATGAAAGTAAAAGGAACACTCTATGAAGTTCACTCGTTTGAAGATTTAAGGAAGTTACTGGAACTAAATGTTTAATCAATAAAAATAAATATGGACAAGCACATGATAACAGAAGACGAATTACTAAAACGAGGTTATAGTAAAAGTGATGATGGAATTAAGTTTACAAGAAAAATAGGTAATAAGGATGTTGTTCTTATTCTTAATGGGATGGGAGTTTTGCCTAAATTTGATCTTGATAATCCTAAAAAGACAAGGCATTTTCAACAAATAGATACCTTGGAAGATTTAGAGGAATTCGAAAATATTGAAAATGAGATCAACTCAAAGCCGGAAGCTTAACGCTCCGGCTTTATAGTGTTAATCTTAATTCTGTTTACACAAAATTTTGGACAGTACCAATGTTTCTGAAAGTGTGTCTATGACGAGTCATTCTTTTGAAAAACTACAATTATTTTCCACTTGTCCATATAAAAACACATTAAATAATGTAACTATGATTTTGATATAAGATGAATAAATGTTTAATGTTATTTTTATAAAGAATATGAAATTCATTTCTTTTTATCTTTTTATAGCATTATATTTTATATCTTTGTAAAATAAAAAATTATTCAACAAAGGAAAAACATGAATAGGATAAAAGATGTACTTATAGATAAAGGTATTAAACAGACTTGGTTGGCAAAAAAACTTGGAAAAAGCTTTTGTATTGTCAATTCTTATGTTTGCAATAGACGACAACCTAGTTTAGACGTATTGTTTGAAATTGCCGACATCCTTCAAGTTGATCCTAAAGAATTAATTAAAAGTACAAAATAGCATATATGGAACTTAAAATTAATGGAAACAAAATATTTGCTCCTTTAAAAAATAAAGAGTTAGTTTTAACTCCTGAAGAGAAAGTTCGACAGGAATATATATGCCGTCTTGTTAATGTCTATGGCTATTCACTTGACCAAATGGCTCAAGAAGTTCAAGTTAGTAATTCTCATCGTGGACAGGGAAAAGCACGCGCAGATATTGTAATTTGGAAATCAGCATCAGATAAAAGAAATGAGGCATCTGCCACTATTGTTGTGGAATGCAAGGCTGAGCATATCACAATTCGGGAAGAGGACTATTACCAAGGATTTAATTATGCATCCTGGGCTGGAGCAGCTTTCTTCGTGACCACCAACCTAAAGGAGACACGTATCTTCAAGGTCGTTAAAGGGAAAATACCCAAGCGCCTTGAAGAAATCGTTGATATACCAAAGGCTGATGAACTGAACAATGCAAAAAAAATTAAGGAATTATTAAGTCAGACAAAAGCTTTTACGCGTGATGAATTCAGTAGACTGCTTTTCAAATGCCACAATATCATACGTAATAACGATAAATTGTCTCCAGAAGCAGCATTTGATGAAATTAGTAAGATTCTCTTCATCAAGATTCGATATGAACGTGATAATACTGGTACCCAAATTTTTTCGAAAGAAGAATTTACCAAACTACGAGAAGCCTACGACAAGACCAAATCAAAACAAAGTCTGCCATTTTATCAGCAATTATTTGAGCGCACAAAGGAGGACTATGCAAAAGACGGTTTATTCGATGCCAATGATACGATAAAGATTAAGGAGGCAAGTTTTGAGGCTATTGTCGAAGAACTTGAGATTTATAACCTATCCCGAACGGCTGATGATGTGAAAGGTATTGCTTTCGAAAAATTCTTAGGTAAAACTTTCCGCGGTGAGCTGGGTCAATTTTTTACACCTCGTACTATAGTTGATTTTATGGTAGAGTTGCTTGATCCAGAAGAAGGTGAAATTATCTGCGATCCTTGTTGCGGTAGTGGAGGGTTCTTGATTAAAGTATTTGAGTATGTACGTGAGAAAATCGAATTTGATGTACAAAAGGTAAAAGAACGTATCAAGGCTGAGCTCTTTGATGAAAAATATGAAATGTTGTCTGAAAAACAGAGAGCAGCTATTGACGAACGAGTCAATAACTATTTTTCAGCACTTAATAAAGAACTCGATACCAGAAATTTAAATAGTCGTTTACAAAACTTGTCCAGTAATTGTATCTATGGTACGGACGCCAATCCTCGCATGGCGCGAACCGCAAAAATGAATATGATTATGCATGGAGATGGACACGGAGGCGTTCATCACCATGATGGCCTGTTAAATGTAAATGGTATATTTGAGAATCGTTTTGATGTGATTCTCACAAATCCGCCGTTCGGGGCTCGTGTAGAAAAAACGCTAAAAATAACAGAAGCAGATGAGGAAAACGATGCGCAGAAAATTGCCGCACACGAGAAAAAATATGGCAAAGAGGTATATCAACAGGCCTTGAGCCAAATCAATGACCACATTGGAGACTCTGTATTGAATTTATATACGGTCGGCAAACTTAGCGGTTTGACCGAGGTGTTATTTATTGAACGCTGTATCCGTTTACTCAAACCGGGCGGGCGTTTGGGTATTGTATTGCCCGAAGGAGTTCTAAATAACACCAATTTACAAAGCGTACGAGAGCTTTTCGAAGGAATGGCAAAAATAATCTTGATAACATCTATTCCACAAGACGTTTTCATGGCCTCGGGTGCTACGGTAAAACCTAGCCTGCTGTTCTTTAAAAAGTTTACAAACGAAGAGCGAGTCAAATTTGATGCGATTAAACAAAATGCAACCAAAGAGGTCGAATCTAAGTATCAATCGCAAATTGATGAAATTGACTCATTTCTGGCAGAACGAAGTAATTCTGCCAAGGAAAAGAAAATAAGACGTGCTGAAAAACGTGAGTTAGAAACTAAAATTGCAAACGAAGTATGGGCAATCGTAAAAGAAAAATTCGATTATACAATTCCTATCGCCCAAGTAAAAAAAGCAGGTATTACGACAACCGGCGCTGAATGCGAGAATGAATTAATCGATTTGCTCAAAGAGTTCACACCTTATCGTAAGAAGCATCATATGTGGACTGTGAATAAGTTGAAATTTCACTATGAGATAGTCGATAATAAAGTAGTTCGGACCGATCAAGACGGAAAAACAAAAGAGTTATGTTAAATAGTAAAAGCACATACAAATATTTGGATTTTGTAAAGTTCTCGTAACTTTACAACTGGAGTGTGCAGTATCTGAATGACTCCAGAATACGATTCACGACCAAATATCCGCTGGTTCAGATCAAAGAATTTCTAACCCGTAACAAAACAGCAATCACAGTTCAAGATGAAATTATATACCAACGGATAACGATTCGCATTCACAATGGAGGTGTTATACCGCGCGATAAAGTTAAAGGGACTGAAATCGGGACAAAAAAACAATTTCGCGTTTCAGCCGGCCAATTTATTTTATCAAAAATAGACGCAAGAAACGGGGCGATGGGTATTATCCCAGAAAAACTTGATGGCGCTATTGTCACTCAAGACTTCTTGGCATATAACATAGATACGACCAAGATTAATCCTCAATATCTGGTTTTGGTCAGCACAACAAAACAGTTCATGGATTTTTGTCAAAGTTGCAGCAGCGGTACAACAAATCGTCAACGTGTCGATGAGGATAAGTTTCTAAATATTCGGATTTCTCTTCCCCCATTAGCAGAACAAAACAAGTTGGTGGACGAGTATCACAAAAGAATAGACCTGATTAATGTAATAACGATAAAATATATTCAATAAGACTTTGTATTGATAAATACCTTCTTAAAAAATTAGGATGCGATTCTGCTGACAAATCAGATCGTACTACTAATAAAAAGATTCTGACATTCCTCTCATTCTGCGATATAAGTCGTTGGGATGTTTTTAATTTACAGTATCAATTACAATCACAATTGTATAAAACTATCCAATTAAAAAAATTGGTAACATGTAAACCTAAATATGGCGCTAGCTATAAAACAATTAATAAACGTTCTGATATTCGTTATATCCGTATTACAGATATAAATGAAGATGGCACGTTAAATAATAATGTTGTGTCTGCAAATGGATATGATTCTCAATATTTATTACAAGAAAATGATTTCCTCATTGCCCGATCTGGGAATACTGTGGGAAAAACATTTTTATATAAAGACAAATATGGCAAAGCAATATACGCCGGATATTTAATTAAATTTGTTATAGACACAAATCTTATTGACCCATTATACCTTCTATACTATACAAAATCCTCTATATATAAAAAATGGATTTTAGCGAATATGCGGGTATCAGCGCAGCCAAACATAAACAGTGAACAGTACTTAGAATCTCCAATCATAGTACCTCCTATTGATAAACAAAGAGAGATAGTTGAATACGTCAGTATCATGTTGCAAAAAATTGAGACATTATCAAATACAACACTAAAATATGAGAGCGATGCTATAAATAATTTTGAGGACCAAATATTTGAGTAAAAATGGATGACATTACTATACAGAATCTGATAACAGAGCAAAAGAAGAGAATTTCTACTTTGCAACATCATGATGATATGTTTCCATATTATGACTATCCAGATATGGATTTATATTATAAGTGGCTTGAAAAAGTCAAAAGATTTATAGAAATAAATTACCCGGGTGATAAACACATTGCAGACTTTGAACAAATAAGTAAGAAAGATATAAGGCCAAGTCAACAGACAATGTTATTGGCAATTCTAGAGGCTTTTGCAGCATTACCAATCGCGATTCCTCGCACTAAACTTTCCCCAAAAAAGCAAGACCAGGAACCAGTTCCTATCAATGTTACGACAAACATCAATAATTCTAATAGTCAAACGCAATACCAACAACAATCGGTTGCTGTAGAATTGTTCCTTGAAGCTATCAAAGATGATCTTACGGGACGTCAAATCAAAGAATTAAAAACCGTAGTAGCTGACGCAGACAACGATCTGCAGAAGGCTCGTCCTAGAATTATTGAAAAATTAAAATCATTTGGAACAGATGTAGCATCGAATATTGTCGCAAATTTGCTAACAAATCCAACAATTTGGAGCTGTTTATAACAATACAAAAATAATATAAATATGAAATTAATTTCTTTATACATAGACGAATATAAAAATATCGAAAAACAAAATTTTGATTTTTCTAACAATACTGGATATATTGCTTTAATTGGAGAAAATGGTTCTGGTAAAAGTAATCTATTAGAAACAATTAGTATTATCTTTAGTTACTTATATAATGGACAGAATGCCCCTTTTAATTATAAAATAGTCTATGATTTAGCTGGACAATCTCAAACCGTAGAGTCAAAAGATGGAAAGATTATTTCAGATAAAGCACAATATCCATCTTCAGTAATTGCTTGTTATAGTGGTGAAGATTTAAGACTATGGCATATGGCCTATGAGGGTTATCATATGCAATATTTCAACAAAGCCATTAGTAATAAGCTATATATACCATCCCTGTTATATATCAACAAATATTGTTGGAAAATAGCTTTCATTTCCCTACTGTGTGCGTCCGAGCAAGGAGATCACAGTATTACAGATTTTTTAATGACCAAATTGGGAATAAATGAGGCATCAGAAGTCGAACTAATTTTTACAATAGATCATGAGAAACTGGAAAAATTCAAAAATCACGATGCATTAAGTTGGTTTAATAGATTCAGTGAAACAAATTATAATGTTAATGCAAAAGTTTTAGCTACAACAGAACCCAATCCGTCGAATGACGAAATCCGAAAACAAAAAATCTGCAAAACGATCTTTCAATATCTTTATTTATTATCCCAACCTAAACAAAATGAGATTAATAAAGTTGATAAATTAATTACGGATATTACGATTAAGATTAAAGACATTGATTTTGACAATTTGAGTGAGGGCGAAAAGAAACTAATTCTTATAGAATGTATTACAAAAGTCTTAGGAGATGAAGGATCTTTAATTTTATTAGACGAACCAGATGCACATATACATATCGCAAGAAAAAAAGAGCTATTGAATGCAATAGATTCCTTCGAAGGGCAAGCTGTATTGACAACCCATTCTCCTGTCTTTGTAAATGAAATCAATAAAAAGCATGCAAGTAATTTATACTTCATAGAAAAGGGAGAAATTACAAGTTCAACTTTTGTTAATAAGTTGACTGAACTTTCAGGTGGAGAGATTGACTATTTGAATGGGACAATTGTATTGAGTTCTAAACAAATTCTCGTAACAGAAGGTCCTTATGATAAACGATATATTGAAAAAGCTATTGAAATTTGGTCTGCAAAAGAAGAAAAATATAAAAAATTATCCCAAGTAGCTATTATCCCAAGCAATAGTGCAAGTAATGCAGATACATTTTATAATCAAGTTATATTCCCTCAAATTAATAGATATCAAAAAATAGTTTTTTTGTTTGATTTTGATGATGGAGGATATAGTGGTTGGAAAAAAATATCTAATATCAAAGAAGAAAAATTAGAAGCTTTATTTTATCAACACGATTATAGTATATCACTAAACACAAATAATTCTCCTAAAACTAATGATACTATAATGGTAGAAGATTTTTTTGATCCTGAAGCTTATAAGGTAAAAGTAGACTGGGCAAATCTAAACAATAAAAAAAGTCATAAAGATTTTCGATCCTTTAGAGAAAATATGGCTTCTATAATTAAATCATATATTGAAAAAAATTATAACTCATTTAAAGATGAATGGTTTGATGGCTTCAAACCTGTATTAGATCAATTAATCAGTATTTTTCAATTATAGTTATTGATAAAACATTTATCACATATCTCATCGATGGCTACCCCAAAAGACACGCATTCTCCTTCATCAGCAACAAGATTTGCCAAATGCTTGTAATGCAACGATTCCCATTTGTTCTGTATAGAAACAGATAAGATAAAGACTATGTATATATGAGCAGTTGGAATAATAATATTTCAGTAATATGAATAACTTATTATATAAATATCTCGATATAAATGGAGCTATAATGATGTTGCATTATAGCAATCTTATGTATGCAAATGCCACAACATTCAATGACCCGTTTGATTGTCACCCCAGTCTAATAGATTGTTCAAATGTTCCAGCGGAGAAATGTAAAATATGGTCTGCAGACATTATAAAAGAATTGCATTTAAATAGGTTTGAGAACTTTAGAGAAGATTTATGGATCTGTTGTTTATCCAAATTGTATAATTCTATTTTAATGTGGAGTTACTATAATAAACATGAAGGGGTTTGTCTTGGGCTTAATATGGATTATGTAGCTAAATATTTAGATGCAAGATATGGGCTAATTGTAGCGACACAAGGACGAGATGTCCAATATCGTAATATAATAAATAAGCCTAATTTTTATCAAAGTTGTGAGGATTTTTTTAGCTATCAAGTTTTTACTAAAGCAAAAGCGTGGGAACACGAACAAGAGGTTAGGTTATTTATATATAAACCAATATCGACGTTTATGGCTTTACTTCCTTTTCAACATGATAAAAAATTTTTTAACCATAAAGAGATCCGATCTTTTGTAAAGATTGGACCTGAATGTTTTGATTCATTATATATAGGTGTGAGAGTTGATGCTACAAATAAAGAAAAAATTATTCACTTGGCTAAGATATTAAATCCAAATATCAAAATTTATCAAATGGAGACAGATCCAAATGCATTCCGTTTAATTGCAAAGCAAGAAATTATACATGAATAGAATAGTGTGTAATGCTTGATGTTTTATTCATCTATTCTGGGTAAAGTTACATGGTTTTGAGTATGCTCATCAAATTTCATCTAATTTGTTATGACATACCTCTTTCGGTGTAATGATCTACTAGAAAACAGTATATTATTTAATCAGCCTTTTAGATATCAATTTCTCTATAATTTGACTATAAAGATATTCTATATCCTGACGAAAGTTTTTATACTGTTGGTAGATAAAGGAAACGTCGGCAATATTATTTGATATGACACATGGTGATACATCTGGAAATACGTTGGCTAACTCAGCCCTGATACCATTCGGCAACCGTCCACCGGCTAGGGAACTTGGAGCATACAGGAACAGCACAATAAAAAGAAATTTCTTGCGCTGCATAACGCCATCAGGATTTGGTGAATGATCTGTCTCTGCAACAATGTCCTTAAACCAGGAATAAATTTCAGGAATGAGTGATGTATCCTGCAATAAAGCCGATGAAAGTTCTCGTTCACGCTCTGAAAGTCTTGATTTTTGTTCACGAATGGCCTTTAACTCCATGATTGATGAAAATTCTTTTGTCATAGTATGGTCTTTTAGAAGAAAAGTATTATATTTGTGGCCTAATCGTGCGTGGAGTCGGTCTTTTTATCGTGGGGCTGGCTCCTTTTTTATTTTATGATATACCAATTTCTCTGTTTTTATTATTGATATTATTAATTAACTTTTAACTTTGCAGAAAAACATTTATGGAAAAAGAACTTTTAAGTTTAGATAATATAATTAAAGTATTTGGCATCATCATTTCATTATTCGGTATAGTAATTCCATTATACAAGTTCATATCGGAAAAAAACCTAAAACAGAAAGATTTAAGATTTAAGACATATCATTTATTAATTAAAGATTTTGTTGAACCAGACAAAGAGACTGGAAAAATTATGCTTGATAGGCAGATCGCTACTTGTTTTGAATTAAGGAATTTTCCAGAATATTTTGAAGTTACAAAAAGAATTCTTAGTGACTTATACTTACAATGGAATAAAGATGATAGAAACAAAAGAATCGTAAAGGAAATAAAATATACCCTCAAATATATAACTATTTACAACTGTTCCTTTTTTGTTTTTTTTAGAGCCATTGGATTGGGTTTCATTTGTAAACTTATCATACGCATAAAGATAAAAAAACATTAGAATAATATAAGATTGTTTTCCTGCTACTGATTATACTCCCAAAAACTGAGTTTTCCTTTTACATTCAGAATCGGTTTATTGAACAAGACAACATCTTTCAGTACCCAGTTCCAACACCCTTTCTCTGCCCATACTGACGGATGCTTCTGTACGCAGTCGGCTATGACCACGCTGCCAAGGATAGCACCTTTTGGGAGTTCCTTTGATTCAATTATAGAAAATACTTTCGAGTTATTGAAAAGCCTTTCAGGAATGGAATATGTTTTTCTCCCTACCATACTTGCATGTATTAGAACTCTTTGCCCTATGTACTTCTTAGGACACTTCCATGTCCGGTTCTCGACGTCTTTTATACCATGAGCAATTAAGCTCGCCCAAGGCTGTTTGATTGATATTGCTTTCATTTATAATTGTCAGTTATTTGTTTCTTCATAAGCCTTGCTCCTTTAACAAAGCCCTCTATGAAATTGTCAGAACAGATACGCATCAGTTCAAGATTGCATCTGCCATTCCCCAAGGGGCATTTTTTACATCGCTGGCTTCGTCCATTGGCCAGCTTTGCTTCTTGTATTATTGATGTCATATATTAATCATCCTTTCTATATATTTTCTAGATTTTAGTTCTATATTTTTATATATTCATACAGCCACACAAAATACTAATTTCTATATTATACTTTGCGTCTGTCCTCTTATAAATAAAATCGTAATGTTTGTCGTAAACATAAAAGAACCATTATAAAATACAAATATCAGTCAAACAAAGTCAGTTGCACTAAAACACCTTTAGGTGTTATGATTTCTCCTAAACATTCATTCTTGAATCTTTTTTCCTGTGCATCAAAATACTGTTTATCTATTTCAGTTGCGTAAAAATCGAATCCCATCTTATAAGCAGCTATCCGGGAACTTCCACTTCCTAAATGGGAATCAAAAATCTTGTCACCGGGGTTCGCGAACTTTTTGAAAACCCAATGATATAATTCAACTGGCTTCTGAGTTGGATGTATTTTCGTTTCCCTATTTGCGCCTCCTGTATTTGACAGATGTATAATTGCTGCAGGACAATCGAAAGAGGTCCACGCCAACTCAAATTGTGAGAAGTTTTCCCATGGTTGCATCTTATCCCAGCATAAAACACCTCGTGTCGGTGGTAGAGGAAAGTAGTTTCCTCCCCATATTACTTGATTACGGCTTACCCTGAAGAGTTCATCAAAATATTTCTGAGGAGGTGGAGAATAATCCCAGTCACAGGACATCGTATTCAATGCTCTGTTTTTTAATTTCCCCGCACCTGAATTTAGCCTGCCTTTCTTCAGTCTCTGTGCAACGGACTGGCTGTTATATCCTCCGCGCTTCCTATTAAGATTGGTACCCATTGACATATTGGGTGCATTTATGCCATACGGCGGATCAACTACCGCCAGCTCAAAGAACTTGTCTGGAATAGACTTCATGTATTCCATACAATCCATATTATACGTTTTACTTATCATGTTTTGCTAATTTATACTAGTTCTGTCTTTTCATATATCCTCATGTCATAATATTTTCCCTCTAGTAAGGTGGTCTATTACAGAGATTCCAATGCTACGCTACTTTCTTTATTAGGTTAATATTCTTGTTTACCAACTCTATTATTTCGTTGTGCATCGGTGTAATGCTGTTACATACGCCACGGCTCTGCACAATAGTGAAAGTCCTTAGGCTCAGCTCTATGGTCTCTATTCGGTTTCCTTCTTTGTCCTTTGCAGACAGAATCAGGCTTTCTTTTTTCTTGTAATAGCCACATGCATATACACAGTGGTGCATAGCCTCTCCTTCCTCGACCATTTCCGCAACGGACCGTATGACAGTTATAACGATGTCTTCGTTGCCGAAGCATATACCGAAGAAACGACCTTTTTCCTGTGCGTAGGTCTTTTCCCATCCCAAGGCTTCTCTCATTTTGTCAATCTCCCTTTGTCTGGCTTCCTCGCGGTTCATTCTTTTTAGAAGCTTGTCATGTTCCTTCTTCAGATTGGCCGGACATACATATTTCGCATTGTGCGTGTCCATATTGAAATGCAGTAGCATTTGTATGTAGTCAATCCACATCGAAGCATCTTTCACCCTGTAGGCGTTTCTGTTGCAGATGTTTATTGAAGGTTTCACGTCCTGTGGTATGCCTCTTATGCTCTTCGCATAAAGCAGATTATACTGTTTTGTCTTGATAAGCATTTCGGCTTCGTTGTCTGTCAGCAACATGGCGGCAAGTCTGTTTACTGATATCCCTTTGCAGCGGAATGTAAAACCGTTTCTCTTTAACTTTGGGATAAGTCCTCGGACCGGATAAATAAATTCAGAGTAGATATCATATTTGTCGGGACTATATGAGTATCTCCCGTTTACTTTGTCCTTTATGCTCATGGGCTTGCAGAAGTCCCAGGCATCATACACCCAAGCCATAGGCCTACATGGTCTTGCCATGATATATTCCTTCCCATCCTCTGATATCCAGTTCTGTACCGCTTCGTTTATGCTGAAGTATGGTTCATACCCTTTGGATATGTTTCCAGACATCTTGTACATCTGTCTTTCGATTATAAAGTGACGAAAGACTTGAAATCCCCTGTATGTTGTCGCTACCGTGAAGTACCAACGCTCGATAGATTTGCGTTTCCGGCTATTTTTAAGCTTTAAATGTGTTCCACAATGCGGACATATAGTTTCGTCTCCTACGAGGTCTATACCGAGTGGAGAAACTGTTTTTTCGTGAACCGTTCCACAGTTCATGCACCATACTTCGCCCTTGTTGTAGTAACCGATTTTCTCAAAACAGGTATCTTTAGCCCATTGTTTCTGTTTTTCAGTAATGGCCGGCAGCTTTGCACTAAGTTCGGCCACCAACCGTTCTGTTTTGTTACGTGGTTTCATAATCTTAAAAGTCGAATAGTGATTGCTCTGCGTGTTTACTTCTTTCTCTCTCAGCCTTTCTGCGTTCTGCAAGTTTCTTTGCCTTTTCTTCATCAGCTTCACGCATACGGTAGATGCACTGTTGCTGGTATGCCTTGACAGCCTGCTCGTGGGCTTTTGCTTTGTCTTCTTCCGAAAGTTCTACTGCTGATGCTGAAGTGTTCACATGTGTTCCTTTGGGCAGCTTGTTTATCATTATGTCATCTTCGTCGTAGTAGTGGACTGCCAGCCCGAATACTTCAGCGTCAGTCATGTAAACAGCATTACCACGCTTATGTGCTTCTCCAATGACATAATCGAAGCATTCGTCTATATTTTTGTTAGCTTTCGCATAACTCTGTGCAAATTGTTCGTCATTTTTAGCCCGTTCGTCCAGATAAGCCTTAATGGCATCTTTGACATGATTTTGTTCTTTGCTCATATTTTGGTATTAGTGATTTTGACTAAGTTTGAGGAAATTTTCTCAAAATTTCCCCTAATTACCGCAATTTTCTTCATTGCTTATTGCTTTTATGGTTTAACTCGTCCGCCTTATCACGTGCGTATATCCATGTGTTAGTGTCGCTCATGACATTAAGAACTGCCTTCAGACCTGTTTCTACAGACTTATCCTCCGCAATATTCACATCGTCCGTCAGTTTATCCTCAACAAGTATGCGTGCTATATTACGCAAGCAATACTCAAGTGCAGAACAGGACATAGACGAGAGGCATGAAGATACAGTCTGTCTGCCTTTACCCTTCATAACAATTGTAAAGTTTGTAAACTTTGCGGAACGTCTCTTTACATATTCAACGGCCTCGCTGGCAAGCGACTGAGCAACAAGGATGGCTGCGCATACGTTTATATCCGGAACGTCGTATCGTCCTAAAGCATTTGCCAAGGCGATGCGTAACTTCTCTGTATAAGGCTGCACTTTTTCGTAGGCTGCATTGCTAAAGTCTGCCACCCACGCCTTGTCGCAATCGTGAGCCAATAACTCACCGATTGCAAGGGTTAGCTTCCGTATCTCGCCCATACTTGCTTTTGTACCAATCATGCGATTAATATATTTTCTTATCTGTCTGTCATCGTATAACTCCGGTAAACGCTCTTGCATCATATCCATTGCGTCAGTGGCGTGTATTATTGTTATATAGGCCAACGCAGCAGAGCCGAATACAGAGCCTGTATATTCGTCTCGTGAACGCTCCACCGAAGGCAGTGCGCCACGCATAAGATATGCGTTTGGTTTGATTGTGTCATTCATTTGTTCCTGATTTGTATATATCCAAGTTTTTCAACTTCCTGTAATTCCTTATATTGAACTTCGTTAATTTCGACGGCATTTTCACCATTTACTGTCATTCCCTGGCAAATATTATAGCGCTTCCGGATACGATCAATAATATGGGTATCTTTGGTTTTCCAGTAGATAGTCGTCTTCATACTCTTTGCCCCCATTTTAAAGCTTCAAGTAGCATATAATACAGCTGTTTCTTTTCTTCTATCGTGCAGAAATCAAAGCTGTCTACATACTCTAAGGCATTAAACTTTATCATTTTCATATCTGTAATTCTTGTTTATTTTCTAAGGCTAGCACCACTGAAAAGAATGGTTTTTGTTATCGCTCTCAGTCTGTCAATGGTTCTTTCTCCGTATTTCTCTTTCAGTTCATCTATTGTGAGGTTTGTAGTGAGAATAAGAAGCTTTCCTTTCTTTTCGGCCTCGTCAGCCAGTTCAGCGAAGGCCAGTCTTTTCTCGCCGTATTTGATACTTAGATTTTCTGTTCCGATATCATCAACATAGATGATATGCTTCTTTTTTACTTCGTCAAGATTGGCGTTCATCTGCTGTGCATCGTAGCAGCTTACCACTTTACGGCAGTAATGATTAAGTAGCAATGGTATAATCTTACCACAAATAAGCGTTTTTCCCCTTCCACAGTTGCCGAAACACAGAAGTCCGCGGCCATTGTTGCCTGTCAACCAGTTTACGACTTCATTATATTCAGGGAGCCATTGGCCCTTATCTTGGGTGAAATATTTGATACCGGACCAAAGTATTCTTTTCGCTTCAGGAATGTGAATGTTCACGGTATTAGGTACAGGGGAGAAACCGGTATCTTTGAGCCTGTCTATTGTTTGTTGAAAATTAATATGTTCCATATTACCAGCCTTTAGTGTATTTTTCAGGTGAGTTGTCTTTGAGTACAACACCTATGTTTGCTTTTGAAGAGACTTTTTTCTTCGCTTGTGAGATTATTTCGTTGAATTTTGAATTAATATTAGACACACTGAAATTCTCAAACAGCCAACCATCATTGATTGATGATAGCAGATACTGAAGTGCGTATAATATTGAGTCGTCTGATACATCCATCTGTTTTTGCTTTCTTTGAAATCTCAACTTTTGAAGCAATTGCGTCATATTACCAGCATCTTTAGGTGTCCAATAGTAATCATTTCCGTACACTTTCTTAAAGTGTGATTCAAAAAGAAGACGAGCTTTAGAATTAATTTCCTTAGGCTCGCCTCTTTCCCTTTTACCTCCCCCTTTTAAAGGGGGTGAGGGGGATATATAATTATTTCTTTTTACTTTACTTTGTGTACTACTGTCGTCAGAAACCGAGTTATTGTATACAGAAACCTCGTTTTTGTTGTCAGAAACTAAATAATCCACCACATATTCAATTTCCTCACGTCTTTTAACTGCGCTTTTGAATCGGTTTTGAATACCGTTTGAAGTTAGGATTTTGTATTTGTCAAACAGCTCCTTATTGAAGAATTCCACTTGTATCGCTTTCTTTACGACTTCTTCTACAGCACCCTCGGTAGTACCAACAATGTCAGCCACTACAAAAGATAAGTTCTCGTCCCACTCAATATAATACCCTTTATCTTTATAGATATTACACAGCAGGCAGACTAGTATTGAAGTCGAAGCTGGACCGCATGCTCTTGATATTCTTCGAATCTTTATGTCTGAGAAAAAATCCGTGTCAAATGAAAAGTATTCAAGACCTTGTTTCTTGGGTCTTGCCATAATATTAGAATCTTACGTTAGTCAGCTGTCTATTGTTGGAGAATACGGCCCATTTACCATTGCCCCCGTTTACAAGGCGTAAATCCTTGACTTCACCGAAGCGTTTGATGTTGCCACAGAGATCAACAATCCATCCGGCTTCCTTGGTAGGGTGGGGGCGGATGGCGCGGCCCACTATCTGATACCAGAGAGCCAGAGACATCGTTGGACGGGCCATAACGATGGTGTCAAGTTCAGGATAGTCGAATCCTGTTGTAAGTACGCCGACATTGGCGACGACGGGTATCTCTCCGGCCTTAAATTCTTCAAGGATGCGCTCGCGTTCTTTCTTTGGCGTGTCTCCAGAAACGATAGCAGTGCCAGGTATAGACTGCGTAAGTCTTTGTGCCTCTTTTAAGAATCTAGTGAAAACGAGTATGCCTTTACGCTTGCCGCCAACTTTCGGATTCATAAGCCTACGGACGATGCTTACCAAAAATCCATAGAAGTCAATACGCTCATATTCTTTTACTACTGATTTGTCCGTATAGTCGGCACCTGTCGTATTTACTTTTAGGTTAAGCTCATTCCAGCCCAAAGGGTTCATGGCGTAATAGTTAAGCTTTGAAAGGTAGCCCATATCCAATAGGGTGGAGATTTGCACCTGATAGATGACTTCGGAAAATACACATGGGCGTGTTCGTGTGATGAACTTCAGCATCGATCCGAAGTCACGGCTTGACGATAAACGGTATGGTGTTGCTGTCAGTCCTAGGACCTTACACTGCAGCATGGTAAGAAAATCTTTGTACATACCTTCTTTTGGATTGACAAGGTGGCACTCGTCTATGATAATGTTCCTGAAATGTTGGAACAGTTCAGGATGATTTTTAACGCTGCCAATTGTGGCGAACGTTATCCTTGAAATATCCTTACGTCCAAATGACGCAGAGTATACAGAGCAGTCAAGGATACCATAAGAACAAAGTTTCAGATAGTTCTGTTCGAGTATCTCTTTCGAAGGCTGGAATACAAGCGTGTGCCCTTCAAGGCGGCTAGCGATATCGGCTATCACTAGGCTTTTGCCAGCTCCAGTCGGTAATACCATGATGGCATTGTTTCTCTTAGTCTTGTTTGCAAAGAAACTGACTGCCGCATCACTGGCTTTTTGCTGGTAATCTCGTAAAACATAGCTCATAAGCCCTTTTCCTTTTTTAGCTTTTTATTTATTGCTTTATAGTATCTTATAAGCTGCTCATATTCAAAGTCACTCATTCTTGATGTACTGGCAGCTTTGACTTTAAGCATATTAAAAGCCTGTTGCCCGATTTTGGCAATCAAGTTCACTCTGTAACTTTCCAAATGGTCTGCTTTAAACCTGTTGCAGTGGCGGCATTCAGCATTACAATTCTTTTCGTCGTACCTTGTAGCAAGATGTGTCCTGCTGAAATAGTGTCCACAGTCAGCCTGTTCAAACGGCTTTATTTGTCCGCATGATATGCAGCGGAAATATCCGTTCGGCATACAATCACGAAGCCGGATGAAAAGGGAAAACTCTTTATCGAGCTTCGCCTTTAAATCCGGCTTCTTCTGTATTTTAATACCAGCCTTGTCGAATAATGGCAAAGGCTTTTCTTTCTTCTTTTTAGGTTTATTGATGTAATACATATTTATCAATCCTTATAATCATTCATACTACCCCATGTGCCATATATATCTTCATCACTTTCACCATTAAGCCGAGCTCTTTCTATTTCTTTATTCATGCTATGTGAAAGACCAGTTAAATCTCCTGAAAGACTTTCGAATGACGAATATTCTTGTGTACTATTTCTGCGTATTTTGTGTGTAATGTATTTTTCAATACTGTTGAATATTGGATTATCCTTTTCAGACATTTTTAAAGATATATATCCATAATTGAATGTAAATGGAGTCTTTAACTTTTCATATGACTCTCTGTCTTTTATATGCTTATACATCATTTCAACAGGAAAAGTCATTGGCAAGCGTTCTTTCTTAATCATTATAGCTATCGCATCATATAAGGCCTGTTCTTCATCGGTCAGCTTAAACCAGTCGATATTCTCAATACACCACATGATATAACCTATATGAGTAAGTATAATATACTTTGTATCTTGTCCTTTGTATTTTCCGAATGTTAATCTTCGTTCTTCTTGCATAATGATTCTATTATGGGTTTACACAATCCAACAACTCGCTTACAATTCTCCACATCAAACATTCCTATATGGCAAACTTCATGTGGAACCCCTAATTGAATGGATAGCCACAAATAAGCCTTATTCCTATTCGATGTATTTGGGATATGTTTCTTCCAAATCTTGTTTATAAGATTGGTCTTGGCGATTTGGTCAAAATAAAAATGTGCTTCTTTCTTGGCCTTTCGTAGTTCTGCATTTGCCAAACGTCCTAATGCTTGGTCTGTTCCTTTATGTACGCCGACATAAGCCCTACAATCACGACAGAGATAAATCATACCGTATGAACGTCCGTAGATTACAGAACTGTCCACATATTCGGTAGGCTTGCCACAATAGGGGCAAATCTTACCAGTAAGTAATTCATTCATTATCTCAAAGCATTTATAACGTCTCCTATATCTTCGCAATCTGTAACATCTTTAAAAGAAATGTAGCAATTATCACAACCATAGCCATCACCTGAAGGACTATATTCTATCATGTCGTTTATTACTTCAATATTATCTTCTCTAATAGCTTTTGCCACAGCATTTAATCGTTCAATAACTGCCTTCTTTAAGGCCTCCTTGTAACGTTTATTAATTATCCCACTTACTTCTTTATCTTTCATTCCAGACTCTTTCAAACAGCGGAATAATTCATTCCTAAAATCATTATCAAAAATCTTTTCCATATAATTGTATTTTTAGCTTGTGGTATCGGCAGGATTCGAACCTGCATTGCGTCTATAGCCGCACTGCATGAGCTTTTGCAACCTACAATACGACTTTACGTTTACCTTCGGTTGCGGGAGTAAAAGTCCCTTAGTTTTCATGTGTCGTCTTTCCAATTTCCGCCACGATACCGTATGCCCGTCTTTCCGGGCTGTTAGTTATACTTCGATGATTACGATATCAGGGGCAACACCTTTGATTGCTTCAATCTGTTCGTCAATCACCTTGTTCTTGTATTCTTCAATAGTCTCATTTGCACCTGCAGAGACCAAGGACAGAGAAACTTCTCGGCCATCAACATCTGCATAAATCTCAACTTCTATTTCTTCACAGGCAAAGCCCTTGAAAAGAGGAATATTGAGCTTGAACGATTTAGGAAGATTGGAATCTACGACCTGTGAATAATTGTCTGTCTTGCTTCCATTTTCTTCCTTGCTGCGCTCTATATCCTGATTAACCTTTGCCTTGAAGTTCTTCAAAGTGGACACAAGCATCATGTTCTCAGACTTATCCTTGAAGAAGGCACGATGCATCTTAAAAAACTGAGACAGCTTGATTGGTTCCCATTTCTTCTCGGTGTTGATGCCGAACTCCTGCATTTCTTTTGATGTTATCAGAAAGCCACAGACTTCAGTTTGATAGTAGTTGGTCTCATCAATGGTCAAAGCCAATCCCATTTTATCACGATTGACAATGATATTTGATGCTTTCTGATTAATTAGTCCAATGCGCTTTTCCAGCCATTTGAATGGTGCTTCAATGGTTCCGGCAATTGAAACTTTTTTAGGCTCTTTAGGATCAAGCGGTTTTGCAGCTTGTCCTTCTCTTAATACTACTTCGATAGGCGTACCATTATAGTCTTTCGGTACAATCAAATTGATTTTGTTCTCACTCATAATTAATTGTCTGTTCCTGTTTTACGGTTAATACTAAATACTGTTTTCTGCATTTCTTGTGGCATGATAGGGCGGCTATAAACCAATTCGCCCAGTCTGTTATAGAAGCCTGCCATTTTTTCGTCATGATAGAGAATCTTGGCGCATTCTTCATTGTCAACGAACTCAGTACCCCTTTTGATGTGGTCTAAAAGTTCTTGTTTTTCTTCGTTTAATGGTTTTAGGCGTTCTTTGAACTCTTGCATGGCTTCCTTTTTCTCTACTTCAATATCATTGATGGAGATAGAGACTTCTGCAAGCACTTCTTTCTTTTGTGCAAGTTCATCTGGCGTGAATCGATGTGTATATCCGATTTTCTCTATCGCGTCTGCATTATCTTGAAGAAACTGCCATCGTTCCTTCTCTGGAATGTCTTGTCCTAAAAATTTGTCCATAATCAAATAAACTCTTTATTGCGTTCAATTTCTTGTTGTGCAAAAATTAGCATCTGTTGTTCGTTGGCAGCAGGCAAGTATATTCCTGCGACGGATGAACTCCAGTTACGGAAGCGGTCAATGCTTAAAGTCATTTCGCTTGTGGTAAGCTCTGCTGAACTTCTCAGATAAGTTACCTCTTTGCCTTTTTTATTGACCGTCTTTCTCTCAAACAAATCACGGTTGCAAGTCCTTTTATAGAAGTCAATTTTGGCTTCGTCAAGGCTGCAACCGTACTCACTACCGAAATACCCTAAAAGAAGGTGCAGATAGCTGTTTTGTGCTAAAGTCCGGTTAGGATGTTTCTTTCTTAGTTCAACTACGGCACGCTCTTTGAACAGCTTATTTACATACGCCTTGAATTTGGGTACATCATATTCATTTTTTAAATTAAAAATACTCATGTCTAGAATGGTAAGTCATCTTTTGGGTTGCCGTTTGCATCCACTTCTGGAGGAAACTGTGGTGACATCGATGTTTGTTGGCTTATTGGTTGCTGCTGTGTCTGTGAAGCTGGCTGGATTGCCGGTTGGTGTGCCTGCCGCCTTGCTTCAAGTTTGTAGCATCTAATTGAAGTCATACGTCTAAGCTCGCCATCTTGGTTAGTCCAGGATCTACCTTGTAAAGCAAAAGAAACTGTTATAATATCGCCAATCTTGAACTGGTCCAATTCGGCGCATTTGTCACCTGAAACCTCTAGTGGCAGGATGTTTTCATACTCGCTGCGCTCGCCTGTATATGGATCATAGGTCGTTGCATCCAGCAGGAACTCACGCTTAAGAAATGGGCTGCCGCCGTTTTTGGAAGGTATCTGGATAATCTGGCTTATTCCAATTATACGCCCTGTAATCTGGTTACTCATCTTCAGCAAAAATTTTCTTGTCTGTTATCAAATCTCTGTTATCGTTCAAGAACCTGATAAACTCCTCGCAATGATCAGTAATAATAGGTATGTCACGTTCTGGTACAAATGTGTAGCTTTCTGTATAAGTGGATTTGAAGTCTGTGATGTTATACTCAAACGACCTGACATCATTACCATTCTGCATAAGACAGTACGGATAAATCATGTGCTGCCAGTGATCCTTGAACTTACCGACATAGTAACTGCCTGTCGTCTTTATATCGTGGACTGACATCGGTAAAAGTTCGTCTATGTAACCATATAGAAGTACATCACCAAAACACGTTGGCAAAATTGCCTCTACTCGTTGCTGAGTTAATGCGCCTTTATAATAGTCTGCGAACTCACGGCATAGAGAAATGGGAAAATCAAATTGGCGGTTGTTATAGGTGGCTCTTAGTCCGATTATGGCCTGTCTGCCATCCTGCATGTCTGATAGTAGTCTTTCTACCTGAACCTTTTCTGATTTCCGATTTTCAATCATGCAGTCTACCACCTCATTGAAAGCCGTCCCCTTATCAGCTGCTTCGCTGTCGAACGGGACACGGTTTATCGTATCTATCAGGCGTTGGAACTGTAGATCTTTAAATTCGTCTGGGGTATGTGGGGGATTCTCACTGAATCCCCAATATTTGCCCCATATCACATCGCTTTTCAGATATCCGGTAAAGGTATCGAGAAGCGTTGCATAGAATTTGAATTTAGGCTGCTTTGTCTGCATAAGTCTTAGTTTTTTTATCGAATATAAGCCCAAGGGCATTTACCTTTGCTGAGAAAAGACGTCTTGCCATACTTAGAGAACTTCCTACATGTTCGAAGTTGTTTATCCTCGAAGCAAAGTCGTTGGCAGATTGTGCGTCCGTTATCATTTCTATATTATCTTTTATCTCTTCAATGACTTTGTCGTAGCGTGCACGCTCTTCTTTTTTAACCTGCAGCATGTTGAGATAAGGCATGATGACTTTTGTACTTATAAAATCATTCTTTGCAGTCGGGTTGCCGTTTTTGTCTAGAATGCTTGGCACAAACATTACGCCCGGCAGGTTACAGGTGTTCTTGCCGTCGTTGCGTGATGTCGGATCGAACGTGACAGTACGTTTTTGTACACCGTTCTCGTTGCGCATCTCAAGATATCCGAGCAAGTCAAGTTCTGTAACGATTGAGTTGTATGATTTTTCACGCAAGGCAGGGATAAATACTGTGTCGTCTCCATCTTTTCTCGTGTCTCTGTGAGCTACAAATACCACGTTTTTGTTGAGCGACGAAAGCGTGCGTGTCATCCAAGAAAATTCGGCGTTGATGCCACCCCAGTCCTTGATTTGTGGCTGGCGTATACCGCATTTATAGGTGATTATAAAATCCATCATCTTGCCGATTGTATCTACCACGATAGTCTGGTATGTAGATAAGTCTTCTTCTAATACTTGCCGGACATCCTGCCATGAACTGACCTGAACGATGTCAATACCATCCAAGTGAGCCATATTGACACGCTTCACACCATTGTCAAAGTCGAGTAGCAATGGTTTTGGTGCGCTTAATGCTACTGTCGTTTTTCCCATACCAGCTTGACCGTATATCATCATTTTTACTGTTGATGGGATTACTAATTCGTTTGATTTCTTAATAAGTGACATAATCCAAAAAATTAAATTGTTAATAGTATTTCTTTTGTTTCTTGTTCAATTCTGGTCTGGTCTATATATGGCATCTTGCCATTGTCATCAAGAGTGCATAATTCGACATCAATTATACGGCAATCAGAATTAGTCGGGATAAATCCGCCTGTACCGTTATAATAGTCGTCCTCTGTGTACCCGTCGACAGTCACATCAACTGTCAATATCAGCGTCTCGTCTTTCTTTTCGACTGACACTGCTAATATTCCGGCATTAGCGCAATCGGCACATTTGCGTGCCAAATCTGCGTAGTCGCGTTCGTAAAGTTTCATAATAAAATCTTATACCATATTTTATACAAGCTCTTGCCGTATTCGGCTGAGAACCATAGAAAAGCTACTGCTAAGGCAGTGGCATCGCCTGTATGGCAGGCATAAATAAATGCTATAATGTTTACAGCTAAAACCATCTTTTTCATATATTGATTATTTTTGATTATTCTACAATATCCTGCCGCGTCATCACGACGTAGCAGGCTAAGAAAAATATTCAGTTCTCAAGTAATTCTTAATAACTGACTGTTATGTATTTCATCTTGTCGTGGCCGAGAGAGGACTCGAACCCTCTAACCTC